CGTCACCAGCCCCAGCGTGTCCGTAAATTCATAACGGTATTTCACGTTAATGCCCTTCAGGTCATCGTTGCCGGGCATATCAGTGTGGGTCTGAAGATACCCGGCGCTTAGTGTGGACTGCTGCTCAGACGCCCATGCAGGCGCACCGGATACGGCCAGACAGATGGCTGCAGACAAAATGGCGGCATAAAGTTTACGCATAATTACCTCTCGCTTTTCTGCAATAAAAAAGGCGCCATTTCTGGCGCCCGTATCTGGGTTATAAAATTCAGCTAATCGTGATGCCTGCAGTGGCTTTCTTCATCACAACAACCAGCAAATCGCTGATACTTGCTGTGGGATACCAGCCATTTACCCACCATGCTGATACAGAAAACTCCAGTGTCATTACGCCACTGCCTGCAGGCATATCAATAACACCCGTGTATATCAGCGTATTATCCAGAGCCGTTCGGTTATAAATTTCAGCCCCGTTTTTCTTCACTATCAGGCGGCATGACGAATAAGTATCGCTATTCTCCCGTTCATGTCTGGCACCGCTGAAAGCCACCGCTGGAATAACAATTTGCCGGTCAAACGGCTGATCGTCATAAACCCTGACGGTAATTGTCCCTGATGGCCACCGCTCCGGTGCACGGGAGTCCCGGGGGAAAGCTTTGCCCACTGTTTTAACGAGATCGCCTTCAATCTGGTTCGCGGACAGTTTTCCCAGAACCCGACAGTTCTCGTTAATCGTGACGTTGTTGAGCGTCCCGGAGTTCGCATTCACGCTACCGCTGATATCGGCATTTTTCGCCGTCAGCCGCCCGTCCGGTGTCAGGGAAAATGCCGGAGGATTACCGCCGCTGGTAATGGTCGGAGCCGTCAGGCGTTTCAGGAACACGTCGTTCATGAATATCTGATCGCCCTGACCAACAAACATTGGTCTTGTGTTGCCATTAGACGGATCAATAAACGCGATACGGTTAGCGGCAACCAGGAACTGGCTCAGTTTGCCTTCCTCCGTATCCTCCATGCTGAGGCCAAGCCCCGCGACATAATGCCTGCCGTCTTCGGTCTGCTCAATTTTGACGCCCCACATGGCATTCCATTTATCGTTGGCGTCTTTCCACTCTTTCGAAAACTCCTCCAGTTTGCTGGCGTTATCCTCCGTCAGCTCGACTTTTTCCAGCAGCTCCTTGCCGAGATGGGATTCGGTTATCTGGCCTTTGAAAAAATCCAGATAACCTTCCGCATCATCGCTCGCCCGACCGACGGCCTCCACAAATGCCGATTTACCAACGGTATTCACGCTGCGGATGTAAAAGTAATAATCATAACCCGGCTTAATATTGCTACTGGCAGCTATCCAGTACAGCGCCGTGCCAAGATAGCGGGCGCTGGTTTCAACCTGCCTGATATCCGCAATCCGCGTTTCCGAGAACCAGAACTCAAACTGCACCGTCGGATCATAAACCGCAAGATGCGGCGTGGCGGCTATCTGAAAATAGCCCGGTGTCAGCTCAATCTGTGACGGCGCTGCCGGTGCGGCAATCCGGAACGATACCGACGCCGGATCGCCCTGCTGTCCCCACGCATTTACCGCCCGGACTGTCAGCCTGTAGTTCCCCAGCGCCAGCTGCGTGAAGCGGTATGTGGTTTCCGTCGTCCGGGCCGTGCTGACCAGCCGCTCACTGCCGTCATCCGCTGCCACGGTCAGGCGAAGCAGGAAGCTCACACCCTTCACCACCTTCGGCGTGTCCCAGCGCGCCAGCACCTGATATTCCCCGCTGTCGGCGGTGACTTCTGCGGTCAGGTGCTGCACCGCTGGCGGCGTGACACCATTCACTGTGCCGCTCTGGTCACCGTCAAAGTGCGCCCCGTTATCCACGATGGCTTCTTTTTCAGGCACATGCTGCACGGCGGTGATGGCATACGTGCCGTCATCGTTCTCACGGATACTCACGCAGCGGAACAGGCGCTGGCGCAGCGTCGGCAGCTTCAGCCCCCATACGCTGTATTCAGCAACACCGTCAGGAACACGGCTCACTTTTACCTTCACGCCGTCGGTGACGGACTGAACCTCCACGCTGACCGGATTGCCACTTCCGTCAACCAGGCTTATCAGCGTGGTACCGGAGGATGGCAGCGTGATTTCACGGTCGAGCGTCAGCGTCCGGGTCTGGCTGTTCACCGCCAGCACACGACCACCGGTGCTGATCCCCGCATAGTCATCATCACAGATTTCAATGACATCGCCCGGTACATGGCGAAGCCCTTCTGCGCCCACGCTGAAGTCCACGGTCTGCGTTTCCAGCAGTTCCGTTTTAATCAGCCACAGCCCGGCACGGTGTGCCTGCCCCCGACTGGTACAGCCAAAGGCATCCATCTTCGTGACGTTACGACCGTAACGGGCAATGGCCTGCGTGTCCTCCACAAGCTCTGTTGCCGTCTCCCAGCCGTTGTCCGGGTCAGTCCAGTTCACCTCAACGGCATTATGGCGGTCTTTCAGGGCGCTGAAGCTGTAGCGGAACGGCGCGCCATCATCCGGCATCACCACATTACTGCGGTTATAGGTCCACACCTTATCCGACGGCCGGTCCTGCACGAACGTCAGCGTCTGCCCGTTCCATACCGGCATACAGCGCATCGCCGAGCAGAAATCACTGAGAACATCCCACGCCTTACGCTGTGTGGTCAGGTAGGCATTACAGGTGATGCGCGGCTCCGTGCCACCAAAGCCATCCGGCACCGACTGGTCGCAATTCTGGCCGATGACATACAGCGCCCATTTGTCCACATCCGCCGCACCGAGACGCTTCCCCATGCCGTAGCGCGGATGGGTCAGCATATCCCACAGACACCAGGCCATGTTGTTGCTGTATGCCGGTTTAAACGTTCCGTCCCAGATACCGCTGTATTGCCGCGTCTGCGGGTTATAGTTCGACGGCACCTGCAGAATGCGCCCGCGCAGATGATAATTACGGCTCACCTGCTGGCTGCCGAACTGCTCCGAATCCACCTGCACGCCGACCAGTGCCGTGTTCGGGTAGCACTGTTTCACATCGATGATTTCGGTGTATGACGACCAGAGCGTTTTGTTCTGCAGCTGGTCTGTGGTGCTGTCCGGCGTCATCCTGCGCATCCGGATATTAAACGGGCGCGGCGGCAGGTTATCCACCACCACCGAGGCCAGATACTGCGACGTGGTTTTGCCCTTAATGGTGATGTCTTTTTCCGTCACCCAGCCACCGTTACGCTGTATCTGAACCAGCAGGCGGACTTCCGACGGATTCCTGTCACCCTTTGAGGTGGTTTCCACCAGTGCCTGCACACCGAAGGTAAAGCGCAGACGGTCGATGTTTGCCGACGTGATGGTCCGGGTGATAGGCGTGTCGTATTTCACTTCCGTACCCAGCACCGTCTCGGATCCGGAGGATTCAAATCCCTCCGGCGGTGTCTGTTCCTGCTCACCTGCCCGGAACACCACCGTGACACCAGAGATGTTGGTATTCCCCTCACTGTCCAGCACCGGCGTACTGTTCAGCAGCACGCTTTTTAACCCATCCACCGGACCTTCAATCGGCCCTTCGCTGATGGCATCGATCACACTCAGCAACTGCGTGGACTTCAGGTTGTCCTTCGCTTCGCGCGGGGTATGCCCCTTACTGCTGCCTTTACCCATTCGTCATGCTCCATAAACGACAAAACCGCCAGCAGGCGGTTTCACATAAAACATTTTGCATCAGCGACCAATCACCACAACCTGACCACCGTCACCTTCGTCTGCCGTGCTGATCTCCTGAGAAACCACACGTGATCCCACGCGCATTTCACCGTACAGAACGGGCAGAACATTGCCCTGGGCAACCATGTTATCCAGTGAGGAGAAATAGGTGTTTTGTTTGCCGTTATCCGTTGTCTGTGTTCGGGGAGTTCTGGCTTTCGGTGCCAGCATCTGCGCCACACCGCCAAGGATCATACTGGCCCCCGCAGCATACATGCCCGATAAAGCCGCAGCTCCCAGCCAGCCTGCAGGGTTCCACCACGCCACCGCAATCAGCGCCGCACCCAGCACCGCCTGAAACACACCGCCACTTTTGGCACCCGCCAGGCGCGGTACGATGTGGATCACGACACCATTTTCCAGCGGCTCATTAAGACGGGCTGATAATTCGGTTTCACCTGCATCACGCCCGGCAATGCGCACCTGATACCAGCCGTCATTCAGTTTCTGACGAAACGCCGGGAGCTGTGTGGCCAGCGCCCGGATGGCTTCGGCCCCCGTTTTCACACGAAGGTCGATGCGGCGGCCAAATCGTTGCAAATCCCCGTAAAGGCAGATGCGTGCCATGCCCGGTGACGCCAGAGGGAGTGTGTGCGTCGCTGCCATTTGTCGGTATACCTCTCTCGTTTGCTCAGTTGTTCAGGAATATGGTGCAGCAGCTCGCCGTCACCACAGTAAATGGCGGCATGATTCGGCACCGATGAACCAAAACAGCACAGCAGCACATCGCCCGGCTGCGCCGCTGACAACGGCACCTGATACAGCCCCGTTGCCTCCAGATTATCCAGATAGAGATTCTGACCGTGACGCCACCAGTCATCCCCGCGATGAAAATCCGGCATCTCAATCCCCGCCAGATGATAAGCATCCCGGAACAGCGTGTAACAGTCCGTCACCCCGTGCTCAAAGCGCCGCCCGGTAAGATGCGGCACACAGCGGAATTTATGAATCTCACCCCGGCAGACCAGCCACCAGGGCAAATCGCTCTGCACCTGCAGCCGCCTGTCAGCCTCACTCAGCCAGGGCAGATCACCGGGGTGGCTGTGGACCAGCGCCACAATCTCACCCTGCATCTCTGCCCGCAGCCAGTCCTCCGGCGACATCCGGAAATACGCCTCCGGCTCACCGGAGATATTCACGCAGGGAAAATATCTTTCCCCTTCCGGCGTTCTCACCACGAAGCCGCACGACTCCGCTGGCGCACATCGCCGGGCGTGCGCCAGAATCTCTGATTCTGTCTCTGTCATGGGATTACTGCGAAAGTTTGTTAATGGAAAGGAAGCCGCCAAAGTTGCCGACGTTATTGCGAAACTTACAGCCGCTCAGGCATTTGCTGCATTTATCCTTCGTGATATCGGACGTCGGCTGGTCATATTCATCCGCGACAGCCGGACCGTGATAACCGCACTCATCACCGCGATAGGTCCAGGTGCAGGTGTTGGCCAGCATGATACGTCCCGGAAAAACAGCGCCATCCGTTTCCGTCGGTGTGGACAACACAAAGGAGGCGCTGACCGTACTCAGTTCGCTGCACTGCTCGATGCGCCAGCGGCTGATCACCTCCTGCTCCGGACCGGCATCGCGGTTTCCGTGGACGAAGTGCACCGCATACAGTAAACGGGCGTAAACCTTACGCCTGACCACCGTTCCGCCGACCAGACTCTGCAGATCTTCCACCATCCAGGTGACCATGCCGTACAGGTTAGAGACTGCCAGCGTGGGGCGCGTACTGGTGCCGTTGCCATTAAGTTCAAAAC